CACGGCAAGCCACACGGCGGAACATCCGCGTTATAGGATCGTTTTCATTCTCGACGCGCCCATCCGTAGGGTTGAGGAATACAAGCGCGTTGTGAGCGTTTTGTGCGCACGCTACGAAGGTGATACGAACACGCGCGACGCTGTGCGTATATGGTATGGCAACCCGCAGGCTGAAACGATATGGTTTCGAAAGACCATCGGCAAGGCCGTAGTTGATGAAATGGTAGGCGAAGACGACGAAGCCCACGCCAGCGAAGTACAGTTCGAAGCGTTCAAAGATCGCGACCTCACAATGGACGATCTTCGCCAGATGTTGGCTTTCGTACCGCCGCATCAGGAGCACCTCGACTGGAAACGGACGGTGGCTGGGGTATTCAACTACTACGGATGCACGGATGAAGTCTGCGCGGCATTAGAGAAGTGGTCACCATCTACCATCCCGTATCGCAAGCTATATGCCAACAGGCTGACGAAAGTCGGTATCGGCACGGTCATTTACATAGCAAAGAAGCACGGCTACCAGCCACCAAAGAACATGATGCGCGAGGCCCCGACGACGGCGATCGAGGCATACGACGCCGCCGAATCGTGGCTGCTGGCAAGTGGGCAGTTTCGGTATAACGACGTCACGCTGTGCGTCGAGTACCGCGACGTTCGGGAACAGGAATGGGAACCGATGTCGGACTACTATGTTCACTCGTGCCTACGCAAGATGCGGGCTTCGGGAATCAAGATACCGTCGACGAAGATCTGGGAGATCCTGATGTCGGACTTCGCGCCAAGGTTCAACCCGATTATAGACTATTTTGAGAACCTGCCGGAATGGCGTCCAGAGGATGCTGACCACATCGGAGCGCTTGCCGCTTGTCTGCCTGTCGATACCAACAGTCACTACCCTCCTGAGGTCATCAGTAGGTTCAATGATGGCATTATTCGCAAGTGGCTGGTCGGGGCCGTGGCGTGTGCTATTGACAATCACCCGAATCATCTGATGCCGATCTTGCAAGGTGCTCAGGGCGTCGGCAAGACCCGATTTATTCGGTATTTGTGCCCTGATGCGCTTCGCAAGAATCATTATTACGAAGGCAGCATCTCAGGGGAGAAGGACGATAAGCTAGTCCTTGGCTCGTCGTTCATAGCTGTCGACGACGAACTCGAGTCGATGAACAAGCGCGAAGCCGAAGCAATGAAAGGCATCATCACGAAGGCCTCCGACCGCGTCCGGCCTCCGTATGGCAGGGCGTTCGTGACCATCAGACGCATTGTGTCGTACATCGGTTCGGTGAATAGGCGAAACTTCCTGAGCGATGAAACGGGGTCGAGACGGTTTCCGGTGATCGCATTAGGGGGCCACGTCGATATGGCGAAGGTCATGGCGATCTCCATCGACAAGGTATGGGCACAGGCCTTGCATCTGTACAGCACGCGTTTCCCTTATTGGTTAGATGCTGAGGATATAGACCTGTTGAATGAGTACAACAAGCCGTTTCAACAGAACACGATGACCGATGACCTTGTCGAGATTTATGTTAGGGCGGCGACTGTTGAGGGACGGCCGAAGACGGCGACCGATGTTGCACATGAGATCTCCAGCATCTTGCAAGGTATCGGTAGGTTCCTATCTGTCGATGGTCGGACGGTGGCTGCAATGGGCAAATCGCTCGGCAAAGCAGGGCATCTAAAGACCTCAAAACGTTACGAAGAGAAGGTCATCCACGGGTATCAAGTGGTCGTGTCTGCTAATCATCAGGTCAAACTAGTGGAGGGCCAACGTGAGCAAGATTCGTTCTAAAATTGCGGGGATTCAGCAGAAATACGGACAAGACCCCAAAGATTACAAAAATTTTTCCCGTAGTGTTATGGGTCAAAGTGGTGATACGTATAACTACGTAGTCGAGTCGCAAGTCCCTGTGTTGTCAACGCCTTGCGAGGATCAGTTAACACCATCTGTTACCCCCTGTTATACCTTAAAACATAGTTTTGATAACTCTGTAAAAGAAATCTATAGTAGTAGTATAGGAAATGATGTTTTTACCGATAACAGGGGTAACAACCCAGAACAGGACATTTGGGGGGCATGGTTCGCCAGGCGTCACAACTGCGAGATGGGCGACGCTTTCGAACCCCAAACCGAGGACATCCTCGAAATGGTCGGCTTTGACTTGCAACCTGCTGAACTGATCCCTGCCGAGCAGGTGCTCGCCGCTGCGGATCATCTGCGGAGCATCGGAGACCGTCAGTCCACGATTGCGATGATGACGAAGTCGAATATCGATCGCTTCGTTTGGTCAGTCGATCCCGAAACAAACCGATGGACGTGCCATGCTGAATTCTGACAACGACGACCTTCACAAATTGATTTGGGAGGCCGATGAACGTGCCGAACGTACTTCGGCTAGGGTCAAGGCAGAAAAACGCAACAGCGGGGCCGCTAGGGGCCTAAAAAGGCCATTGCGTGAACAGGACATCCAACGAAATATCGCTGGCGGTCTCGAAAAGCTCGGTTTTTTGGTCGTGCGGATCAATTCTAGCACCATGGAGGCAGAGTCCGGAACACGGTTATCATCATACCGCGTGACAAACATCAACGCTACTGCTGGGCACTCGGATTTGGTGGTCTATCGCAACGGCAAGGCTGTGTTCTTGGAAGTCAAACGGCCCGAAACACGGAATCGGCTGTCTGAATCTCAGGTTAGGTTCCGTGACTGCTGCCATCGGTACGGCATGGTATACCTCGTGGTCACGAGTTTAGAAGAAGCCGTTAAGGCATTGGAAATTATAGGGGATAGGCTATGACACCAACCCAAACCACATACAACGACATTATGCAACGCGCTGCCACGCTATGCGATATGGACGTATACGAAGCGCACAACGGCAAGACCCATAACGCAGCCCGTGCCCGTCGCATAGCCTGGTTTGTGCTGAACGAGCATCTCGGATGGCCACGCAGGGTGATCTCTCGTTATTGCAAGTGGAATCGTATCACCGTCACCATGGGCATCGACGCCGTAGCTGATCTACCTTCGCAGTCTGACGAAGGTCAGATAATTCAAGCCCTGATAAAATCCCTACACTGTTAGGTTTTCGTTTGGATGTTAGGCTAGGTTTGTGTATTGACTATGGGGCCATCACCAAATGCGTAGCAAAACCGACAAAAGAGAGATTGAATACGTCGCGCTGGATAAGCTGACGCCCTATGCTCGCAATAGCCGAACGCACTCAGCGGAGCAGGTTAAACAAATCGCCGCATCAATTCGCGAGTTTGGATTTACTAACCCCGTACTGATCGACGATGAGGGCACGATCATTGCTGGGCACGGCCGCGTACTGGCCGCTCAGCATCTGCAATTCGCCGAAGTCCCGTGCATACGTCTTGGTTACCTTACCGAGACACAGCGAAGGGCATACGTGATAGCAGATAATAAGCTGGCCTTGAATGCGGGGTGGGATGAAGACTTGCTAAAAATCGAGATCGATGATTTGCACGTTGGCGGCATTGATGTTGCGGTGCTAGGCTTTGAGCCTGATGAGCTGATTAAATTGTTGGGACTTGACGACATTACGGGAACCGAATTGCCAGAACTGCCAAGTGGCGAAAAAGACCCGTACCGCACTATCACATTCAAAGTGCACGAAACTCAGGAACAACTTATTCTGGAAGCAATACAAAAAGCAAGCGTCCTGGTTACGTTAGAATACAAGTACGAGTTTACCGAATGGCTTAGAGCGCAGGGCGTTACAGCAAAACAAATAGATCAAGCAACGAACAGTCACATGGGCGGACACTACTTAAGCCAAGCATCGCAACCCGATATCCCAACGGCGGAAAAATGGGCGCAAATCAAACATTTGATATCAGCAGAACCGCCCGAGAGAATAATCGATTTACTTGAAAGAAGGCAGAAAGAGGAAGAACTAAATCAAAACCGAAACGGCAACGCATTGTACAAAATTTGCAAAGCATACAACGGCAGCGATGAAGGCTAAGGAAATCATAGTCAAGCCAATTACGAGCACAGACGCAAAGAAGTTTGTCAAGGCTGTTCACTACTCTGGTAGGACAGCTGCAAACAGTCAGCTGCATTTTGGTGTCTTCCGGCCTAACTCTGATCGCCTCGAAGGTGTTATGCAATTCGGCCCGCCGATGGACAAAAGAAAAACATTGCCGTTAGTTTCTGGCACAGCATGGAACGGAATGCTCGAGCTCAATCGCATGGCCTTTACTGACAACCTGCCAAAAAATTCAGAATCTAGAGCGTTGGGCGTGGCCCTTCGTATGATCAAAAAATACTATCCACACATCGAGTGGATTGTTTCGTTTTCTGATGCTTCACAATGCGGTGACGGTACTATTTACAGGGCCTCGAGTTTCGTGCTAACAAAAATAACCGAAAACAAAAGCATTATCAGAATGCCTGACGGACATACCTTTTGCGTTTTAACTCTAACAAGTAGCGACACATACAAACGCGAAATGTGCCAGCGGTATTCTTTGCCCATGTACTCAGGTGCAAGCGTTGCACCAATGATTAAAGCAGGCGGCGTATGGATACCGGGATTCCAACTGAGATATATCTATTTCATCAATCCAGAAGCAAAAAAAAGACTAACTGTTCCTATATTGCCATTTACCGAGATCGCAAAACACGGTGCGGGTATGTATAAAGGTAAACCACGCGAGCAAAGCAAAGACAGCGTTGCGCCTGACATCCAGTCAGTAGAGGGCGGTGCGACTCCGACCTGCTCGCTCACATCATGAATAGAAAAGACATCGACGCCGATCAGGTGCGCAAACTTGCTGCGCTTGGATGCACTCACGAGGAAATAGCCGACGTCGTCGGCTGTTCCCATGATACTATTGCGCGGCGTTTTAAAGACGAAGTAGAAATCGGCAGACGCCAGGGCAACGCATCCTTGCGACGCAAACAATTTGACTTAGCTATGAGTGGCAATGTGACAATGCTTATTTGGTTAGGTAAGCAACGGCTGGGACAGGCCGAAAAGTCGCAAATCGAAACCATAGGCAAGGAATCTATTACTGTACAGATTGGCGGGGCACGTCAGGACGAAGACGATGCCGAAACGCATTGATCTCAGGTTCGAACTGCACTCTGGCCAGCAAACCGTATGGGGTGGGCGCAGGCGTTTCAACGTAGTCAACTGCGGTCGTCGGTGGGGCAAGACAGTGCTGGCCGAAGCGGCATTGGGTGACATGATAACCACGGGCAAGCCTGCCGCGTACTTCGCACCGACTTACAAGATGCTGATGGAAGTTTGGCGCACGATCAAACGCGACTTCCGAGACGTGATAGCAGAGACAAACGAATCAGAAAAGCGCATCACGTACATCAATGGTGGCCAGCTCGACATGTGGTCGCTGGACAACTTCGACGCGGTGCGCGGTAGGAAGTACGGCCGGGTGATCATTGACGAAGCTGCTATGGTTCCCGATTTGGAAGAGGCGTGGACGATGGCCATACGTCCAACCCTATCCGACTATCGGGGCGATGCATGGTTCTTCTCGACACCGAAGGGCCGTAACTACTTTTACCATCTTGCCGAGCGGGCTAAGACTGACGAGCGATGGACATACTGGCAGCTGCCAACGTCTGCCAACCCGTTCATAGCTCCTGACGAAATCGAGGCGGCACGTACCGAACTCCCATCTACCGTGTTCGCACAGGAATACCTTGCCGAATTTATTGATGTGCAGGGGGCTCTCATCAAACGCGAGATGATCACGTACATGGACGCGGGCCACGTCCCGTCGGGCCTGAAGATCGGCATGGGCGTTGACCTGGCTATATCCAAATCCGAAACAGCAGACTACTCAGCTATCGCCGTCATCGGCTATGACAAAGACTCTGGCCGTAGGTACGTGCTGGACATTTGGAGGGGGAAAGAGGGCTTTCACGAAATCGTCCAAATGATAGTTTCGATGGCGGCCAAATGGAACCCTCAGCGCATCAACATCGAGGCTGTGCAGTATCAAGTGGCCGTGGTGCAAGAGCTACTCCGTAAAACATCGCTACCCGTTCGCGCCGTCAAACCAGAGCGCGATAAGGTCACACGCTTTCAGGGGCTCCACGCCCGCTACGAACAACTGCTTGTCTCTCATGTTCGCGGGCTGTCTCCTGAGTTCGAACGTGAACTGCTTTCATTCCCTGAGGGCGACCATGACGATATGGTGGACGCCCTTGTTTACGCTGAGCTCGCTGCGGTGAAATCCGTGGGGGCCGGTGCTGTGCTACTTTAACCAAACAACGCCATGAGCTTAATACAACGATTCAAAGAGTTCATCTCCCCTGACGGCCAGCGTGCCGTCAACGACCTTGCGCCCATCCTTACGACGACGATGTGGACGCGGCATAGTTTCACTCCGGTGACCGATTTCCCTATGGCCTTGCGCATGTGGAAGTCCAACCCGATTGCGCAGGCATGCACGATCACGTACTCGCTCATGATGCCGGAAGCGCAAATCGGTGTCATCACACCGACTGGCTACGACTTCGACGCGCCAGTGATCGGTATGCTCACACGCAACAACTGGCGTATCGTGTTCGGTGAAATCCTGACGATGATGTGCGTAGGTGGCAATGCTTACGGTTACAAGCTACGCAACGCATCGGGAGCGGTTATCGGTATGCGATGGTACTCGGATCAGTACTTCGCCCCTATTGATGACGGCTACGGCGACGTGGCTGCTTATCATTATTGGGACGGTGCAAAACTGTACATGATCGACAAAGCAGACGTCGTGCACATCCGCGGATTCTGGTATGATCCGGGCAAGCCGCTTGGTGGTGCTTCGCCGGTAGCCCTCGCCAGCGAATCCATCGAAGGTTTCAACGAAGCCGCTTCGACGGTATTCAACGTTCACAAAAACGACGCCGTGCCGAAGACTACTATCCTGCTCAATGAAGAGGCATCCCCCGAACAGATCGACGTTATGGAGCGCACGTTCAAACGTCGCTACGGTGGCAACAAACGCGGTTCGGTCGGTGTGTTGTGGGGTGTGCAGGACATCAAACGTCTTGCGCTGGACTATGACGAAATGGGGCTATCGGAGACATTTGGGCAATACGAGACGCGCATCTGCGGTACGTACAAAGTCCACCCGATCATTGCCGGTACGCATATGGGATTGTCGCAGTCGACTTACAGCAACTTCGAACAGGCCTCCAAAGACTTCACCAACATGGTTCGTGTTCCCTTTTGGAACATGATTGCCGATCAGCTCAACGCGCAAATCGCCATCCCTGACTATGGTGTCGAGGTTGGATTCGACCTGTCGACTGTCCAGGCCCTTGCCGGCCAGATGGTAGCCGTCGAAGCGGTATCGACGCAGGGCACGAATGACACATCAGACACGCCAGCCCTGCCGGACACCGTCGATGATATGGACGACGACAACCTGCAAACGCGCTCACTGAAGGGAGGTGCGGTCGTCAAGGCTGCGCCCTTTCGTACTTCGCCTGCCGTAAAGCAATACGAAGACATCGACTTCACACCACCACAAGGCGTTCGTGACGAAGCCGCGAAGGGCCTCGAGTGGAGACGTGAGTACAACAGGGGCGGCACTGAGATAGGTGTTGCCCGTGCTCGCGATCTGTCCAACGGGAGGACGATCTCACCCGATACGGCACGACGGATGTATTCGTACTTCCAACGTCACGAGGTCGATAAGCAGGGCGAGGGATGGTCGCCAGGTCAGGACGGGTTCCCGAGCGCAGGGCGCATCGCGTGGGCTTTGTGGGGTGGTGATCCGGGTTTTACGTGGTCGAAGAAACTCGTCGGGCAAATGGAATCCGAAGACGAAGGCAAGGTGGCCGGCGACATGAAGTCCGTGGTCGTCATTGGCCCGGAGACGAAGGCTTGGCTGCACCATCCCGACGACCAAGTCTACGCCAAAGCCTACGACGAGGTTTTGAACCAAGCGTCTGCGAAGATCGCGAGGGACTGGGGGCGTGCGCTGGACAAGCTGTATCGTAGCATCACGAATACCAAAAGCTTGCAGCTCAAGATAGAAGACTTCAGTGTCGACGTGTGGGAGCAGGAATTT